TTTTAGTTCTATCCTTGGCTCATTCGGTGGCGGTAATGCTGGCGGTGTGGCTAACGGAGTTACATCGTTTGCAGGTGCGTTCCACTTGGCGGGCGGTGGCGGGGTTAGTGGTAGTGGGACATCTACCAGCGACAGTATCCCCGCGATGCTATCTAATGGTGAGTACGTTATTAACGCCGCATCTACCAAAAAGTACAGCGGGTTACTGGCAGCAATCAATAGCGGCAACTTGGGGCACTTCGCAAGCGGTGGCGCGGTTGGTACGGTAGCTAGCTCCAGCACGTCCGCAGCCAGCGGTAATAGCCCGGTTAGCGTGACTGTGAATAACAACGGTGGGAATGGTCTTAGCGATTCAGATGCGGCAGATTTGCACGCCACTGTACAAGCGTTCGTAGATAAGCGAATGGCACAGAAGATGCGCGGCCAGGGCGGATACGCCTATCAGATGAAGTACGGACAAATCTAACTTTAAGGAGGGACTATGACAACGCCCACATTTACATGGTCCCCTAGCTTAGAGATAGTTGGGACTACGAAGTATGCGGTACGAACCGCGCAGTTCGGAGACGGCTACGCACAGACGGTAGCCGACGGTATTAATAACCAGATGGACACGTACCCTCTCACGTTCTCCGGAGACGGCACGAAGATTAGCGCTATCAAAGCTTTCTTAGATGCCACTAAAGGCTACCAGTCTTTCCTTTGGACAGCACCCCTACGCGCACAAGGTTTATTCCGCTGCGACACTCCGACTATTCAGCCACACGGCGCGAATACGTACACGCTAACCGTTAACTTTACTGAGGTTTTCTCCGCATGACAGTACTACAAAAAGTAAACCTAGGTACGGCTCCGGCAGGCTCAGACGGGGACGCGGTACGTACGGCGTTCATTAAAGATAACGCTAACGTGGATGTTCTGAATTCGCAAACGTTCCTAACTAGCGCTACGCTGATTACTACGGTACAGGCTCTTACTACGGTGCACATTGGGAAGCGGGTAAATATTAATCTCAGCACTGCAGGGACTATTAACCTCCCTGCTGCGTCTACGTGTGCTGTAGATCAAGTAACGTTGCTACGGAATACGGGAACCACTGTAGTTACCTTAGCTATTGCTACAGGTTCGGGTGATAACGTCTCCGTATCAAAGCTTAACCCTGGTGAGACTGCTTTGATGGACACGGACGGCGTACATACGTGGACGTGTCTTATGAGAGGGCGTACTAACTCAGACAATGAGGCGGTCAACGGGAATTTGACGGTAGGCGGTGTTATCGCGTTTTCGGATGGTTCGAAACAAACCACTAGCGCACCGTCTAGAAACTACCTGGATAACGCGGGTGGACTAATCAATACGCGCAGCTATGTAAGTGGCACTGCTACCACTGCGGCTAACCAATACACGCTTGATAGATGGCGCGTGGTAGCGTCTGGGCAGAATTTACAGTTTACAACTGGGGTTGGGACAGCGCAGACAATGACGGCCCCAGCCGGTGGCGTAGAGCAACTTACAGACGCTTACGGTATGGACGGAGGCGTATTCACATTATCGTGGACGGGAACTGCTACGGCAACGGTAAACGGCGCAAGCGTCGCTAATGGTGCAGCCGTTACGATACCAGCCAATAGTTACACATCGGTAAAGTTTTTCAGCGGAACATTTAGTAAGCCTCAACTTACAAAAGGAACTGCCGCCGTTCCCTTCGTGCCAGCAAATATAGCCACGGACGTAGCCGTATGCTCCAGGTATTGCCGGGTTGTACGTTATGACGATACTGGCTACTCGCCCGCTGGCGCAGGAATGCTGCGTAATATCCCGCTTGGGTTGCCTATGAATGCAACGCCTAGCGTTACCGTTATCACCACTCCTTCATATGTGGGTTTAGCGAGTCCCCCGGTAATAACTCCGACAGTAGGATTCCTAATAGTTAACTTCTTACAGGGTGGAGCCGCTGGGGCGTACTCCATCAGTAACTATACTATGCTTCTATCTGCGGACTTTTAATGACAATTACAGCAGATATCCAGACACTAGAACCAGGACAACTTATTGAGTTGTACGAACTAGACTGTACTAGCATGGGCGGTAATGTTGAGCGATTCCACGCGCACCTACAATCCGGTCCTATCCTGTGGCAAGGTGTGGAATATTCCCCTTGGCCTATTCAGGCTGCAGGATTTGAGCGTACCGGAGACGCTAGCCAGCCTTCACCTACTCTCACAGTAGCTAACGTAGATGGAAGTATTTCCGCTCTATGTATCCTCCTTGCGGACCTTGTAGGCGCTAAGGTTAAGCGTCATAGAACGCTATTCAAGTATCTAGACGGACAGCCGGGAGCAGACCCTACAGCAGAAATGCCCGTAGAGTCGTGGTTCGTTGAGCAGAAGACAAGCGAGACTAACCTTAACGTTGAGTTTACCCTCTCGTCCGCTCTGGACTTCTCAGGTAGGCAACTACCTAACCGCCAGGTACTAGCTACGCTTTGCTCGTGGACTTACCGCAGTATCGAATGCGGTTGGACTGGTACAACGTACTTTGACGTAAATAACAACCCTACTACGGACCCTACACAAGACGTATGCAGTAAGAGGCTATCCGGGTGTAAATGTAGGTTCGGCGCTAACAATCCCCTTCCCTATGGCGGCTTCCCCTCTGCGGGAACTGCGGGTACGTTGTAATGCTGGCGTCAGTCAGGAGTGCTATTGAAGCGCATGCGCTTGTGGAGTACCCACGCGAGGCGTGCGGGGTTGTCGTATCGGGTGAGTACATCCCATGCACCAACACAGCGGAGACGCCTACGGAGGCATTCTGTATCGCTGCTGATGATTACGCGGCTGCGGAGGATCGGGGCGTTATTGAGGCTGTAGTCCACTCGCACCCAGGAGCTAGGGCACAGCCTAGCCACGCAGACCTAACCGCCTGTGAAGCCGCAGGCGTCCCGCTCTGGGTCATTGTAAGTCTAGGCGCACAGCCAGACGGCTCTATAGGTATTGAGGATTGGTGCGAATTTGGTCCTACCGGATACGAGGCCCCACTAATCGGCTGTGAGTTCTCCCACGGTACTAACGATTGCTACGGCCTAGTACGCAGGTACTACAGGCAAACACACGGCGTAATCCTGCCTGACTTCGAGCGCTCCGGGGAATGGTGGGCAGACGGGCACTCAGACCTATATACGCAAAACTTTGGTGTAGCTGGATTCGAAGCGCTACCGCTAAGTACGGAGCCGCAAACGGGAGACGTGCTGCTAATGAAGATTCGCAGCCGTAACAACGTTCCGAATCACGCAGCGGTTTATATCGGAGACGGTTTGATACTACACCATTGCTGGGGCCAACTATCGCGCCGTGACCAATTAGCCCGCTACAGGGATTACGTTACTCACGTCTTACGCTATAAGGAGGCGCTAACATGGATCAAGTAAAAACTATCAGGCTTTATGGAAAGTTAGGCGCTACCTTTGGTAGAGTACACCGCTTTGTCGTTAGTAATCCTAAAGAGGCTATCCGCGCTCTTATCTCTATGGTTCCCGGATTCGAGAAAGAGCTAATGACCAGCAAGGATAGGGGCGTAGCTTACGCGGTCTTCTGTGGTACTCGCAATATATCAGAGAAACAGCTAGCGTACCCTAGTGGTAGTGACGATATCCGCATTGCGCCTATTCTCTCTGGCAGAAAAGCGGGCGGCCTATTTCAGATTATTGCGGGCGTAGCGCTTGCCGTGGTTGGTGCTGTCACTGAGTACTTTCTGCCGGGGAACCCGTTCTCCACTGAAATGATGATGATGGGCGCGGCCTTGGCACTTGGCGGTATCGCTCAAATGGTATCAAGGCAGCAAACAACGCCAACTAACCTAACCTCTTATAACTTCAGCGGCGCAGAGAATACCACGTCACAGGGCGGCCCTGTACCGCTTCTGTACGGGCGTATGCGTGTGGGCAGTACGGTAATTAGCGAAGGTCTATTAGCTAAGGATGGAACCGCGCAGCTAGTAGGCGGTAACTTACAAATTACAGGGTAATGACATATGAGAATTGATACGCCGAGAGGCAGCAAAAGCGGCAGTAGCTCTACGCCTACACAGGCTCCCGATAGCCTTAGCAGCGTTACCTACGCGCAGATTATGGACCTTATCTCAGAGGGTCCAATATTCGGCCCCGCTGCAGGTAGTCCGGCACAATCGGTGTATCTAAATAATGTACCGCTACAGAACGCGGACGGGTCTAATAACTTCGTAGTAGACGGGTTCGATTTCCGTTACGGAGAGATTGACCAAACTTATATTCCCGGCTTTGATAGTAGTTCACAGGAAACATCTGTAGGCGTAGAGTTCAAACAGGTTACGCCGTGGAACGTTACGGTTACAGACCTAGACGTTAATGCTATTGTTATTACGCTTGGCGTTAACTCCCTGTCACAGACTAACAGTAGTAACGGAGACGTTACGGGCTACGAAGTAGATTATCAAATTCAATTATCCGTAGATGGCGGCGCGTATGCGGTAGTGGTTAATACGTCGTTCAACGGTAAGGCTTCCTCCACATACGAACGCTCACACCGTATCGCGCTAAGTGGAGCAACGTCACAATACGCATTGCGAGTTGTACGCACCACTCCAGACACTACTAGCGTATTCATTGCGGACACTACTACAGTGGTTAGCTACGCTGAAGTGATCGACGCAAAGCTTAGGTATCCTCTTAGTTCTGTATGCGCTTTGTCGGTAGACGCTGTGCAGTTCTCTAGTCTGCCTACCCGCTCGTATGATATGAAGGGATTGTTGATAAAGTACCCTTCTAACTATAACCCTACTACGCGCGCTTACGTAGGTACGTGGGATGGCACATTCGTTACAGGGTGGACAGATAATCCCGCGTGGATTTTCTATGACCTAGTGCTAAACAACAGGTACGGGCTAGGGCAATGGGTAGACGCATCAATGGTGGACCGTTTTGCTTTGTACATCATTGCTCAGTACTGCGATGTAATGGTATCGGACGGTATGGGAGGGCAGGAACCCCGCTTTACGTGTAACTGCTATATCCAATCCCGTGCGGACGCTTATAAGGTTCTACAGGATTTGGCTAGTGTGTTCCGTGGTATGGCGTACTGGTCTGCGGGTAACGTAGTAGCCACGTGCGATATGCCTACGGACCCGGTTTACATCTACACGGCAGCCAACACTATCGGCGGGCAGTTCAAGTACGTAGGTAGCTCGCTAAAGACCCGGTACACCGTTGCTCTTGTGACGTGGAATGATCCTAATAACAACTATCAACAGGCAGTAGAGTACGTAGAGGATATCGACGGCATTGCACGCTACGGCATTAACAAGGCACAGATTACCGCATTTGGCTGTACGTCTCGCGGGCAAGCTCAACGTGTCGGACATTGGTCTATCCTCACGTCCCGATTTGAGACCAACACCGTAACCTTTAGCGTAGGCTTGGATGGTACACTAGCGCAGCCTGGACAGATTATCGCGATAGCAGACCCGGCACGCGCGGCACGTCGTTTAGGTGGGCGTATCCACGCCACTAGCGGGACTAACCAGGTAACTCTAGATAAGGCTATGCCTGAGGCTGCGGTAGGCGATACGCTTACGGTAGTTACTCCCGCTGGTGTAGCAACACATTCCACTATCTCCCATATCAGCGGCGCAGTAATCACAGTAAATCCCCCGCTTGCTGCTGCTCCAGTAGTGGGCGCTATTTGGATGATTGAAAGCGCTACTGTTGAGTCAGCTTTGTTCCGTGTGCTTAGTGTGGCGGATAAAGGCGGAATAGCGTTTGACGTTACGGCTACACAGTATGAACCGGCTAAGTATGCGGCTATTGACGATGGCGCGGCTATGGATGTACGCCCAGTTACGGGGAATACATTTACTACACAGGTTCCTCCTACAGGAGTTACCGTAACTCAGTACGTGGTTGTAGATCAGGGCATAGCTAAAACCAACATGACCATTGCTTGGCAAGCTGCAGCGAGCGCAGTTAGCTACAAGGTGCAATGGCAGAAGGATAACGGAACCTGGGTAGATGCAGGGACTACAGGCACATTGTCTCTTGACGTTACCAACATCTATTCCGGTAACTACGTAGCACGAGTAATGTGTACGAATGGTATGGGCATAGCGTCCGTGTACGCGTTCTCAGCTTCTACTACCTTAGCGGGTAAGACGGGCGCACCGCCTACGGTGGCAACGCTTACGGCCAGCGTAGATCAAGTATTCGCAATCCGGCTCGATTGGACGTTCCCGGCTAATGCTGGCGACACGGCGTACACTGAAATCTACTACAGCCATACGGACGACTTCAGCACGGCCACACAGTTAGGCCGATACAGCTATCCCACAAGCACGACTAATTTACTAGGTCTCGTGGCTGGCTATGATATGTACTTCTGGGCGCGGCTGGTGGATACCTCCGGGAATATCGGGGCGTTCTATCCTGCTAGCACAGGTGCGGGTATACACGGTATGTCCACTATGGACGCTACCGCTATCCTCGTGTACCTAACGGGGCAGATTACCGCCACGCAGTTAGCGCAAGACCTAGCCACGCCTATTGCTGCTATCCCTACAATTCAAACTAATGTAGCGGCAAACACAGTAGCGATAAATAGTAACTCCGCTGCTATCTCACAAGAGATTAGCGACCGTATTACGGCTATAGCTAATGAGGCTGCGGCTCGCGGTGCGGCTGTTACGTCTGAGCAGACAGCGAGACAAACTGCTGATACGTCTTTAGGCCAACGTATCGACACGGTTACAGCGTCCGTTAATTCCAATGCTTCCGCGATTCAGGCGGAGCAGACAGCACGCGCTAACGGGGATTCTGCTAACGCAAGCAGTATTACTGCGCTTACGTCCGTGGTGGGAACTAAAAATACAACATTCCGTCAGTCCATTACTCCGATTTCTCAGGCGGTTGGTGATACGTGGGTAGACACCGGCAGTACTAATCTACTTACGTTCTCGCAGACATTCACTAACGCGGTATGGGCGCTTGCGCTGGTTACCACTGCCTCCGCAACCACCGCCCCGGACGGAACCAACACGGGGTATAAAGTAGTAGACTCGGATAACAGTACGGGTTTCCATAGCGTACAGTGCTTAGGAGTATCTGCGGATACCACGCAGACATATACCGCGTCTATCTTTGTTAGGCAACGGGACAGTACCCGTCCGTATTTCGTCCTACGTCTTATCGAGTCGGGCGCGTCTAGCAACTACCTGTACGGCGTATTCAACGTAACATCGTCAAGTGACGCGGTGCTTCAATCCGGCACTGCGGGTGCATCCACGGGTGCATCGGCTACGATAACGCCGGTTGGTGGTGGTTGGTTCCGTTGCTCAGTCTCGGGCAAGGTCTCTGGTACTGGAACGGGGTTTTCTATTGCTATTAGCTCGCCTCTAACGGCTACCAACTCGTTTAACTATACAGGCGTATCCGGCCAAGGCGTCTATGTATGGGGAGCACAAATTGAGCAAAACTCGGGTACAGGTCGCTACATCCCCACAACTACCGCCAGCGTTAGCACGGTAGGTAATAACAGTCTGTTAGTGTGGGACGGCACTACGTGGCAACTCTCGCAAGATGCGGCAATCCCGGCTAACGCTGCCGCTATCGCCTCCGAGTCTACTACTCGGGCTACTGCTGACACAGCTTTGTCTAACCGCATTGATACGATTAGTGCGCAAGTAGTCATCCCGCCAGAAGCGGGCAGCACTACGGACTTTGCTGGGTCTACCACAGTCTTTGCGGGTATCTATACGGAGCAGTCCGCACGCGCTGAAGCTGACTTGGCTTTGGCCTCGCAAGTCAATAACGTAACTGCTCAAGTCAATACATATAGTAACTCGCTATTTGCTGCGGTACAGGTGGAAACCACGGCGCGTATTAGTGCGGACGCTGCAACGGCATCGCAACTTACTACTGTGCAAACACAGGTAAATCAGAATAGTGCAGCCGTAGCCACTAACGCAGCAGCGTACACGGACCTTAACGGGCGTGTGTCCGCTTCGTACACAATCCGCGCACAGGTGACTACTGGCGGACGTACCTATATCTCCGGTATCGGTGTAGGTATTGATAACAATAGCGGCGTTGTGGAGTCTCAGGTTTTAGTGACTGCGGACCGTTTCGCGGTGCTAGAGACTAGTGGTAATAGTACGTTCTCCCCTTTCGTTATCCAGAATGGGCAGGCGTTCATTAATCAGGCGTTCATTGGTACGGCGTGGATTACTACGGCAACTATTGCCGATGCTAATATCACTACCGCGAAAATCGCTAACGCTGCGATTACCAATGCACAGATTGGTACGGCTGCTATTCAAACGGCTAACATTGCTGATGCGAATATCACTAGTGCCAAGATTGGTACTGCACAGATTCAAACTGCACATATCGGGGAAGCTCAGATTGATACTCTCCGCATTGGTGCTAATGCCGTTAGTACGCAAGTGCAGTTTTCTAATGGTGGCACTGGTCCTTTGGGGACTTATACAAGCTCCGGTTATCCGTGTACGATTCTTATGCAATCACAAGTTCCCGGAGGGGCGGGAGCGGGTACTTGTATTTTAAATAAGGACGGCGGCTCTTTGCTGTCTTGTACGGCACCAGGAGGAGCGGGGGTAACTACTGGCGTAACCTTTACCCTAGTTACATTAGGGGCGGGTGCGCATACGTTTGATTGTACAGGCGCATCTTCAGGAACAAAGATAGTTATTTTTGAGGCTAAACGATAATGCAGACTTTGATTATTTTTCAGAAGTCAGACGGACTAATCCTCAGTTCCGCAGTGGGTCCAGAGGATTGTATTGGCGAGCAGGTATTGCCTGATAGTGCGGGGTATGTGTTGGGTGTGTACGGTAATCCCGGACAGTACTACAACGAAGGAACGGGAACCGTGCAAGACACGGCCCCGGACCCTACGGCTACTCCTGTTACTCCGCCTTTGCCAGGTGAACCCAGCTAGGCCACTCAGCAGGGGCGCTACGTGCGCCCGCGATAGCTTGCGGGTGCTTAGCGGCTTCCGCTGCGACTTCATCCGGGTTAGCGGTCTGCCAGCCGGGAAAGTATCCCAAGCCGTCCGCTACGCCGTTCCCACCATTAGCCGCCCCGTTCGCTCCTGCCGTTCCGTTACCGCCTGCGAAGGCTGAAGCGGCTGCGAGGGAGACAATCAGGGTCATTACAAGTTTGCTGGTTTTCATGGTCAATCCTTAGTCAGTGGTTGGGTACTTCGATTGGTATTACGTTTAACGGCAGTTTCAGCTTACACCTTTAATCTGATGATTGGGTAGGCTGCTTTGCTGCTGCAACCCACAAGACGAAGATTACTCGCCGCGTCCCGTTCTGTCCAGGACTATTTACAGTCCCGTACATAAATAATTTATATCAGAAGGCCCTACCTCATAGGGCACATTTAGGAGTCCTATGGGCCTTTTTACACAAGCTGCCGATAAGGCGGTTGACGCCAGCGGCGTAAAGATTGCAACCAGCATGGCGGGCACAGCCTACGGGCTAGCCGGGTTGCCTCTGGGGACCGTTGTCTCTATCGCTACCTTGCTACTCACCCTGTTCTATATCTGGGGCGCGTTGCCTCGTGTCTACCGCACAGCCGTAGCACTTAAGCGCGGGCTGGTTAACAAGGATTGGTCCCTGTGGCAGAAGCTAGGCGACCAGCCCACACCTACTAAGGACGACTAAATGTTCGCTACCTTAACAGAAAAGATCCTAGCTGCCGTGCTTGGCGTGGCTATGTTGGTCGGTGCCGCCTTAGCTCTGTACGCGGGCTACGAGCATATGCAAGCTCAGAAGGCACAGATTACCCAGCTACAGGCTGATAACGCGCGTGAGAAAGCCAATACGGCCGCTGCGTTGGTCGCGGCTAGTGCGGTAGCTGCTGCGCTCGATACGAAGGCCACGGTGGCCGCTACAGCCACTAAGAACCATACCGCCAGTACAGCCCAGCTAGCCTCAGCCGTTGCGGCTAATAAAGCTGTGTCTAGCGCGGTAGTGCCAGAGGACGTATGGACGGCTATCTATGGGAGCAACACTAATGCGAAATAGTCTTATTATCCTGGCGTTGCTCGTGGCTACGGCTTGTATGTCCGGCTGCGCTACCGCCCTGCCTATCCCGGTAGTACAGGTGCTTACGCCCCCGGACGGTCTTCTACAAGACTGCACACACGCGCCACGCCCTACGGGGAACACAATGGCGGATCTAGCTCAAGCTGTCATCAATGAGCGTGGTGTTACGGAGTCGTGCGACTGGGCCGATAAAGCGGCTCTCCGCGCGTGGAGGGCTACGGCTACCGCCCCCGCTGCTAAGTAATGCGGTCTACCTACGTAGTCCAACCTTACGGCATGCGGATTGTATTCACCAACACCGTAAAGGAGTTCCACGCCCTGCGACACTCGAAG